GCATCAGCAATTGCTTCTTTCAACAATTTTGAACTTGCCATTTGTTTTCCTTATTTATCGGATTTCTGAAGTCATTGTATTTGTGGACTTCAATAGAATGTTTTTATTGGCGTTTTGGTCACTGCTCATATAGGAGAGTATTCATTACCAATGGAAAAACCTATATGAAATAGGTTATTGTATCAATAAATATATAAAAGTTTACAAAAACGTAAAAATCTATATATTTCTTTAGAATTTAATCTTCTGCTTTTAATTCAGCATCTCTATAAAGAGATGTTACACTATTATCTAATTCAGCTTCCAATTTCTTTTTAACATCGTTTAATTTTTTAAGATTTTCAACGTGTTTTTTAGCCATTGGAGTATCTTTGTGTTGTTTGTATGCTTTTAATTCACCTGCTATAGCTTCAACAGTCTTACCCAAATCTCTTTGAATAGAACCAACATTTCTACCTTCTCTAACAATTGATTCATTAGGTACACAATTTGGAACTTGTCTACCACCTTTATCTTTCATACCAATTTGCTTATATCCTTTCCAGCAAGGACCTTTATCTTCAGCTATTCTAGCTTCATTTTGTCCGTATTCGTGATAATTAGTTGATGCTTGTGAAATAAAATTAGCTGCGTTAGTGATATGGTCTTGAATCCAAGCAGGGATATCCTTTTCGTTTTCTCCCATTTTAGCTTTCAATTCAGTTGCCATCTTAATAATAGTATCCAATGAATTGTTTGCCATAGAAACTTCGTGGTCTTCACCTTCTGCTTCTTTAATGAATGCGTTTGCAAATGGATTTGAAATTACTTTACCCATTTCAAATTTACCAAATGCTTTTTGATTTACCAATCCACCTAAACTAATCATAATTATTTCTTTTTATTACCTAATCTTTCTTGCATTGTATCCGTAGATATATCAGCGATTTCATAATAACGATTTAATATGTGACCCATATCTTCATATAAAGAATGTAATCTCTCATCCATTGCTTTTGCTTCAACAGCGAACTTATCAAATGATTTACCCATTTTATCCAATTCCTGCATATTTCTTTTTACAGTCACATTATCAAACCAGTCACCACTTTCTCTTAATGTCATTTCTTTTGCGGCCTCAACGATAGCACCTAATGTATCAGCTACTTCACTCATATCTGATTTTCTTTTCATTTGGTCTTGAAAAGTATTGTAAGTAGAAATTATTTCTAAGAAGTGTTTTTTAACTTCATTTGATAACTTTCTATCTTCTAAGTTTTCAGCTAAGCTGAATTTACCATTTACTATCTTTACTTCTTTCAAGTTAGTTTTACGGATATCATTGTATGCTTTATGTACAGTTGTTCCTTTTGGTGCATCAACTTTTAAGGTTATCTTATTGTTGTGTACGAAATCGTATATATCAAAGTTCTTTGCCATTATTATGCTATTTCAGTTATTATTTCTCTCATTAAATCCTGTGCTTTGCAGTAATCACCACAAACATCAGTTCCTATTTGTTGTAAACCTCTATTAACAGATTCGTTTACAGGCACCATAAATGCACCATGCGTAGATGGGTTAGATACAAAATCCCAACCAATCAATTCAAAATCATCCTGAACCTTTACTTTACCTTCTCCGATATTAGTTACCGAACCCATACCTCTTGATGAGATACCTAATAGGATTCCAGCTTTCAACAATTCTTTTAAGATGTTACCTGATGGAGTTGGTAGAATTTCTACTGTACCACACAGGTCATCACCTTCCCAATGTATTTCTCTTACGTTATGAGATACATTCTTTAAATTAATTACAGTAGAATCCGGATGGTCTAATTCACCCAATGCTCTACGTTCTTTAATTAGTACTTCGTATTTCTTAGCCTCTCTCATTAAGATTTCTCTAGGATATACTCTACCATTTTGGTTTTCAGCAGATGCTCTTTGTAGAATACCCTTTACTAAGGTTCTCCCTCCTTCATCTTCATTTACCTTACCTTCGAATAGGTTTGTTTCTATTAAGAGTGATTTCATTTTATATTCTTATTTTTTAGATTCCATTTTACTACGGATTCTAGTTGCTATTGTACCTAATTGTGTTTTATCCACACCCAATGCATCAACAACTTGTGCTACTAATTGTAATTTTTGAATATTACTAAGTTTTGCATCTTTAATTTTATCAATAGCCATTCCTAATTTTTGTTTAACTGCAGATGGGATTGAAGCTTTTGGTAATTCTGCTGATATATCTTCGGTTTTGTATTTATCTCCATCAACTTCGAATGTATCATCACCTTCTTGCTTTGCTTTAGAAACAGCTGCTCCAAACGTATTACCTTCATTTTTTTCACCCTTACCATTCCAAGCAGAATCAATTTTGTTAAAGAAAGCTTTCTTTTCTTCATCTGACATTGCATTTATATCTTTACCTGCTTTATCTAAAGCTTTTTGAAAGAATGCCTGATATTCAGATTCTTCTGTCATTACTTCCTTAACTAATTCTTTTAGTCTTGATTTTGTAATTGTTGCGTTCATATTTTCTTTTTTGTTTGGTAGACCTTTATGTGATGTTGATGCATAATCTTTAGCATCTTTATCAGTCATACTATCAGCTGCTTTTTCTACTTCTTTAGATGGTGCTTTCATGTCTCCTTTTTGTACTGCATGAACCATACCCATAAATCGTTGTTGTGCTTTTGATACTGCTGGCATTTATAAAGTTCTTATTTTTTCCGAAAGATTCATTAACCTTTCTTTGATTTTATGTAAACTCTTATTTGTTCTTTTATAGTAATCCCCTCTCTTAACTCCATTCTCATTCTTTATCTTAGAATACCAGTTAACAAATTTCTCTACTTCACCCAATTGTTGTTTTATAGATGTTATACCCTTACTCATTTTAGATTTAGGAGAACCATCTTCGTTTTTAATTGCTAACCAACGATTTTCCATAAGTTCCATACCACTTAAATCAGCTATCTCAGCCGAATCAATATCATCAGCTGCCACTTTTTTCATAGGTAATCCCTCATCTTTACTAACTGCCATATGTCCTAATGCATAATCATTTTGAGCTTCTTCTAAATTATCAACAACAGTTCCACCAGCTGCTTTAGCTAATCTATTATTTTTTTTCTTAGTTTGACCAGGTTTTGCAAATGCTGACGGTGTATCGTATCCAGCTATAGCTCCAGTTACTGTCATTTCCTCCAATTCCTTTTCGTCTTGGATTTCTTTAACTAACTTTTGAATTAACTCTTTTAATTTAATATTATCCATTTACTTTAGACTTTAATTCTTTTATTAATTCATATGAAAGCATAATAGATGAAACCTGACCATCGGAAACACTTTTACCTATTTTCATTTTTTCTAAAACGGAAATAGTTTCTGATAATTTAATTTGTGTAACTTTATCTGTTAGTTTTGATTTAATACTTTTTAATTCAGATATAATTTTTGGTAATTCAATGCCAACGTAATCTTTGAATTTTGTAGTATTTGTGATGTTGTTTATATATTCTTTCAACAAATTCTTTTGGGAAGAATCTAAATTTGTATATTTTTTGTTGAAAGTTTCTACTAGAATCTTATAGGTAAGTAAACGTAGGTCTTTGTCTTGTTGTATATAGGTTTCTATTAACTTCTTATCTTCGATTGATTTAACCACTTGCGCTGGTTTAGAAGTTATATTTTCTATTAAGGTAATCTTTGAATTAAAGATATCTTTAATATCATATTTTTCATCTCTTTTAGATTCAAACACTTTATATATTGAAGCTAAAACTTTATAATTTGATATAGGAGAGCTCAAAAATTGCTCCAAATCAAATTTTTCAGCTACTTCTTTAATAAGATTATACTTCTCTTTAGAAAGTTTAATGTAATTTAACTTAGTATGTGCTTCACATACAGTTTCTACTAATCTATCTGCTTTAGTTTCGGAACTATACTTCTCCTTTAACAAAAGGTCATAAAGACGTAATTCTTTATTTAATTCTGTTGAAGGCGCAAAGAATTCCCTAACTATGTTTTTAGCGTTTTCCGTCTTATCGCCGTTAAGAACTTCTAATGTTATTTGTCTTACTAATAATTCAAATAACACCCCAGTGTTCTTAAACTTGGAATGTTTAATTTTTTTCATTTAATTACCCTATATTTGTTCTACCCTATAAACTAACACATATAAATATAAACATTTTTTTCTTTATTAAATTTTAGTATCATCTAATAGGTTTTTTTCATCTAACATATCAGATTTTTCGTTTAAAACCTTCTTTTTTGATGAAATTCCGTTTATATATTCTCTTGCTAACTTTTTATGAGTTGCTGTTAAGTTTCTACCGTCTCTTTTTCGTTCACCGTGATTTTCTTTATCTCCCAATGGGTCTCTACCATATGGATGCTTATCTTTACCATATGTATTACCTTCTTTAGGTCTACCAAGCTTACCCTCAATTTCAGTTTTTAATTTACTAATTTCTTCTTCCACATTTTGTTGTTCTGGTGGATTTGCTGGGTCTTGTCCTTGTGTTTCTATTGATTGATATCTGAATCTATCTTTTAAATCCAATATCATTTTAGCTCTTTCGGTATCAATTTCATCTTCACTCATATTAAATACATTATGATACACCCAATCGGATGATAACATATTCAATTGTTTGATAGAACTTGATAGATTTACCTTTTCACTCCATAAATTTACTTTTTCTTGTTCGTAAATTGTAGAAGCGTTAGTTAATGATAATTCAAAATTTGTTAATTCCGAATCATCCACACCTTGTGCAGCTAAATGAACAATTGCAATCTTAGTTAATTCACTAACGACTGTTCGTTGTATTCTTTCAATAGTTCTTGCAAAACGAACATCTTCTGCAGCCAATGTAGCTTTACCATTTACGTTCTCATCATAAGATAAGTAAGCTTTTGGTACTCTCAATGCTGCAAATAGTTTAGCTTTAAGATATTCTATATCTTCAATTGCTGCGTATTCTAAACCTTGTAAATTTTCAATAGAAGTACCACTATCACTACCACGAACAGGTAAAAAGAAATCTTCTGTAAGGTTTTGTATATTATATTTTAAGTTATAATCACCAGTATCTTTATTAACAAATGGAGTTTTCTTCATTTTATTAATAATCTTTTGCATGTAGTTATCAACCTCCTGTGGTGGAATATTACCAATATCAATTTTGAACACTCTTTTTTCAGGTGCTCTCATAATACGATGGATTAACATCGCATCTTCCATTAAAGTTAATTGCTTCCATATTCTTCTAGCGTTTTCAATCATAGCCTTACCATATGGTAGGAAGTTTGTATCTGAAAGTAAGCGAAAGTGAGCCATTTCATAGTTCTCATATTCCTTTTTACCATGTTGGTCTAATTCAACTTTAAATTTAACATAATTTTTATTATGTGGGTCAGTACCTTCCAAACGTTCAACATTATATACAGAATATGGCATTACGTTTATAATACCTTTACCCTCTGCCATTTCCAATGCTAAGAAAGCATCTCCGTATTTAACCATATTTCTAATCCAAGGCCACAAGTTAAATTCTACATTCATTACATCATAAAACAAGTTATGTAATACCTCTCTTACATTTTCATTTGTAGATTTAATTTGTATTACATCACCGTATTCATCTTTAGTTGTAGATTCATCAGCGTAAATATCTAATGCCGATGCTATAATTGGGTCATTATCCATAGCATCATAATCTCTGAATAATTCTCTACGAACTTGATGATACGCCATAGATTGCGCACCATTACTATTTTCATAGAAAGATTTTTGCAACTTTGTGTATCTATCTCTAAGATTTACAAAATTGGTGTTATACTGTCTATCATCAACATCAACAACTTTTCTTTTACCATCTTTATCAACGGTTACAATTGCTTGAGTTGAAAATAGTTTTTTTAACCTACCAAAAAAACTTCTATCGTCTGTTTGTTGCTCTGCCATAATTTATTTTACCATTTTCTACAACTCCAGTAGTTTGCTTTTGTTCTAGGACCAGGATTGTCACAATTCATTCTAGCTCTAAACTCTTTCTACGTTCTGGGTTGTTCTTTTTAATTACCATACCTTTTTGTCCAAAGTTTACCTTAATAACTTTACCAGTTTTTGGGTTTTTAACATAAACTTTAAATTTCTTAACATCTCCCTGTGTTGGCTTACCTAACTTTACTTCTCTACCCTGATACTCTGCTTCGTAAACACAATTACAATTTGCTTCTTCCAATTGAGTTGAATATGCTTTTAAGAAGTTTACGAAATCATCCATATCTTCTTGTTCAACATCTAATTCATCATAATCATCAATCGGATTATCAATAGGTTGGTCTCCTTTTGAATATGCATTATCTACATATTCATCTTCTTTGATAATATTTGTTAATCTAATCATTGGCTTGTATTTTGACATATATCATAAATATCGTAATTTAGTAAAACCCTACTATTTTACAACCATTGAGTTAAATCTTCCATATCATCTCCAATTTTCATCTTCCAAGGGTTATCATCAAATGAATTACCCCCATATACACCTGTATATTGCATATTGGATGAAATTCCCCCCAATGCTCTTTTAGTTAAGTCAATACCTTCTTGTCTTAATCTAAGTGCGGTATCTCTTACCCATAAAGCGATTGATAAAGACATTACCAAGTCATCATTATAACCCTTCATAGCTTCAGCTCTACCATTCATATAGATAAATGTAAATAATTCATCTATCAAACGAGTGGAACGTACTATGATTGTTTTTTCTCTAAAATACTCATCCAATTTAGATATAATCAAAGGTCTTGTTTTTGATGTTGTTGAGAAACCAGCAACCATTTGTTTTTCATCTGCTCTATATTTGTTTCTCATTTGATTCTCTACATCAATATATTTTAAATCCTTACTCATATAGAATAAGTTTTTATATTGTCTATCTATACATTGTTGTATTGCAGCCCATCCAATATTTGCGTTTTCTACAACAAGTAATGCTTCATTATATTCAGTTGATAGATTAACTAAAAAATTTCCAAAATCTTTAGTATCTATTTTTCCTTTATATTCAGCTACTTGAGTTGCTGTTTGTATATCCAATACTTGTGCAGTTGAATAATCGGCCCCATCTCCTCTAGCCACATCGGCTACCACCATATATGAACCATTTGCCATTGGATATTCCCATCTCCATAAATTTCCATCAAATCCTGTTTTTTCCAATGGAGGTTGTACATATGTTTCTTTATAAAACATTAACAATTCAGCATCAATTACAGTTTCACCAGAAGATACAAAATCACAATCACATTCTTGTGCCGCTTTTTTAGGTCCCAATAATTTCTCTTGTTCGGCTCTCCACTCATTTCCTCTTTCAGGGTGTACAGTCCAATGTAATCTTATTGTATTAAATGGATTAGTTGATTCTTCTGCAGCAACCCATGTTTTGTGAAACCAATTACCCACACCATTTGGAGTAGATAATGCAATACAAGCACCACCCGTTGAAAGTGTAGATTGTGCAGATATCCAAATTTCATCAATATCGCCAATAAATGCAGCCTCATCAAATATAAGAAGTGATAAGGCTTCAGAACGTCCTGCATCAGGAGAAGATGCGATTGCTTTAATTTGAGAACCATTTTGTAATTTAAGTGAAAGTTTGTTATCTTCCAAAGAACCTCCTTTAAGCCAACCCGGAAGTAATTCATGCATTACCCTTACCTTTGTTACTAAGTTCTTTGCAACATCTTGCTTTGTTGCAATAACCAACACGTTAAAGTCACCATTGAATATCATTTTCCAAAGTGCGTATCCAGCCGATAAAGTTGAGATACCAGTTTGACGTGATTTCAATACTATATTAAATCTATTACTAGCAAATTCAGTTAATGTTTTTTCCTGAAATGGAAATAAGTGAAATGGTATCTTTCCTCTAACTGGATGCTGAATCATACAATACTTCTTCATAAAGTGAATAGGGTCTACCGCACACTTTTTGTATTCTTCAGCTACAATTTGTTTTAATGTTTTCTTTTGTATTATACCAGTACTCATATTAGTCTTTAAGAGGTCTAACTAAATCGTAATTCTTATCTTTTAATTTATCGTAAGCCTCATTTCTTAATTTAGTAGCTTGTTCAATTTCACTTTCAAACTTAATAATTTCCAAAAGGATTTCTGCTTTAAGTTCTTCAACATCCCTTTCCATACTCCATTTTTCAATAGTACCATCTTCTTGAACAACTTCATAAGTTTGTTTTGCATCATTATATGCTTGTTTAAATTGAGCTACGATATCTTTACCATGTGAAATCATATTAGAATATATTTTGTAATCTTCATATGCATCCCACAATCCATCTATTTGTATTTGAGATTCTTTTTTAACCAAACAAGTTAAACAATAACCAGTTTTAGATACTAACTTTTTATCATGTCTACTTAGTTTAATAGTTTTACAACCTTCTGCTTTACAACTATTTAACCTATCTAAATAAGCTCTAACTTCGGCCATAGTATCACCCAATTCGGATGTTTCTATTTTACCAGCTTCTAATTGCTCCCAAGATTTTCCATTATCATCTGTCCATTTTTCACCAACCTTACGTTTTACAATTTCTTTATCTACTCCAGAAAATGATATTTGTGTGTTTTTTTCGTAATCACCACCAGTCAATACCATATCTACCAACTTTCTACGTGTTGGATGCATAAACTTTTTGTTGAATTCCTTTGCCATACTATATACGATATATTTGTATATATAAGTATATCAAAATTAGGAAAACAATTACTTTTCAAAGAAAATACCTAAAATTTGATTTAGTGGTGCGAATGCACCTGTTAATTTGTATGTGTTACCAGCATAGACAAATACAATACCTTCATTTGGTACAATCTTTTCAAACCCACCAAGTGCATTAAGTCTTTCTAACTCTAATTTTAATTTTGCAATCTTCTTAGGGTCACCACTTGCTTTTACTTGAGATATTGTTGATTGTAAGCGAGCTACCATTTGCCTTTTGGCACTATCAGGGTTTGCTGTAAGAACCGAGTCCATAAAAGATAGTACATCGGCACCAACTCCTAAAAATATCTCCTCAAATCTCATTAGATTTTGCTTCCCTATCTTTTGTTGGTCTTGCTTATCAGTTTGTTCTGCCCAAGCTTTTAATTTTACATCAGTTATTTCTGCTATACGAAAACCCTTGTCACCAAAAGCCCATCTTTTTATTAATCCTATCTTTTGTTGATAATCTAATTTCTTAGCTTTCTTTTCCACAAAATCAGTCCACCAAGCTTGATGATAATCAGCCACACCATCACTATCAGAAAGATTAAATTCTTTTTGAAGTTTAGAAATCATTCCTAAATACTTTCCTTGTAGTTTAGAAAGGTGTTCTGATTTAGGAAGTTTATTAATTGGAGGTCCCTGTATTGTGTATTGTGATTGAACATGTGCATTTACTTGCTTAATCATTCCACCTAATATAGTTGCCGCTTGTTGGTTTTCACCTACAATAGTACCATCGATATCATAATCAAACGTACCATGAAATACCAATAGGGGTTGATTGTAAGGGATTACGTTTACAGAGGTTGGATATATTACTTCCAAATTCATAAACGAACTACCATCCTTAAATATCTTCTTACGTTGAGGTTCTGATAGGGATGCTATTGCTGCAGATAAATCTTTCATAGCAAAATTGTAAGCGTCGGTCAACCCACCCCTACCAGCAAATTTATCTGCTACCTGTCCTATTGTCATAGCATCAGCTCCTTTGTTCTTTAGGTGTGATTTGTTACGAGCTGCAACCAATCTACCATTTACCCAACTAACTGCCAATGCTTGTCCATCAGTCTTCTCTCTTGCTAATTCCAAATCACCATTCAATGCTCTTACCACAATTTGTTTTAAATCACCAAATGTAAGATTCATTTCAATATCAAATGGATGGTTCATATGTCCATAAGCCCCACCTTCGGTTAATAAAGATTCTTTAATAAAATCAGATGGAGATTTTAAACCATGCTTTAATATACGATTGTATTTATCAGTTGTATCGTTATGATTATCTATTGGTAATTTTTGGTCTACTGCTTTTTTCTTTTCTCTTTCAGATGGAGTTTCATCAAAGAAATCCCAACCTTCTAAGTTATCTAAATAGTATCCTTCATTATCATAATCATTCCAATTAGCATTCCATTGAGTACCAGTTGTTGAATTGCCATCATTATAGAAAGCACCATTACCACTTGCTTCAGCTATACTATCACCTTCTATACTTGCTAACTTTTGATAATAATTTAAATCTTCCCATAAATGGTCCATTGCTATTTCAGCTGCAATACGAACATCAGTTGTATGTTCCATTTCAACTTTAATACCAGTTGTAAGATAATCTTTTATTTTAGAAAGCTCTACATTATATTTACTTGCTAAATCTTTAGTTGTTTTTTCTTTTGCTAAACCACCAGGAATTTTATCAATCTGAACTGCTATTTCATCTATCTCCTCATATCCACTCATACCTTTATTGTTAAGTTTCTTACTATTCTTCTTAACATCTTTAGAATCAGGTGCTCCATTGATATATCCACCCGGCAAACTCAAACCCACACCAGCCCCACCACCAAATCCCATCTCATCTAATAGTGCATCAAAATCAGAAACTATTTCTTTAATATCTTCTTTTGAAATTATTGTATCTTTTTGATTTTTAGGAAGTTCCCAAAATCTTTTAGGTTTTTTTATTGATTTTTTAGGTTTTGTTTCTTGCCAATCTTCTGTTTTATGTGGGTCATCTGCTGGATTTAATGTACTTTGAACTACATTTTTTACTTTATATACTGCTTTTCTAAATTGAGTTTCGGTATCTTTTGATTTACCCTTACCTCTCATAGCATCTGCTTTTGGTTTTTCTAATTGAACATACCCACCTTGCTTATACCAATTTTCAGGTTTAGCAGTATTTAATATTCTTTTTTGTCCATCAGCAACAAATGAAGTATCAGGCTCATCCCCTGCATTCATACCAGCATTGGATGCTGCTTCTTTTAATTCTTCTTTTTTAGGGATTCTAAATGTTACTGCTTTCTTACCATTAATTGTTGGCATTCCCCAATCATCAGTTCCTATTGTTTTTACAACTACTTTTTTGTTTTTAAATTTACCCATTAGTAAAGTATCACCAACCTTTACATTTAGTTTTATTTCTTCATTGATACATTCTTTAAGTTTTTTCAACTTAAGAGTAATCATTTTAAAAATTTGGTCATCAAACTTTGGATATGCTTTTGTAAAATTCTTTTTTCTTTCAGCTGCATCTCCACTACTTAACCAATAACGGACATCAGTTCCACTAATAGGATTTGATTGTGAAGGTACTGCATAGACATATCCTTTATCCAAATAAGGTTCAGTTACCTTACCTTTATATGGTGTAAAGTATTTACCACCCAAACGATTTTCATCTTTCTCACCAACTACAACTATTAAACCAGTTGTATCCTCATCATATTTGTTTAGAATTTCAGATGGGGCATATGGATTTTTAACATTAACGATTTTAGATGATGGAATCCCAAACATCTTTGTCATTATTGCTTTCTTTTCAGAAAAATTAAATGGAGATTTATTGTTATCGGTAACGTTGGAAGTTCCTATAAAGACACTATCTTTACCAAACTTATTTACCAAATGGTCATATGTTGCATAATGACCTTTATGAAATGGTTGAAAGCGGCCCGAATAGACAACAACTACTTTGTCCATTTGAGCTGCTTCTCCCAATATTGTTTCTATTAAAAATTTTGTTAATCCCTTCATTACATAGTTTTCTATACTATATAAATATTTAAGATTATTCTTTTACGACTTTCATACCAGTATTCGAATCAGCTGGTGTTTGTTCTCTCTGCATTTCAGCCATTTGCTTTCTTGTAGGAGCTCCTGGTTGATACTGAATCGTACCATCTTGCATATTGATTCTTCCTTGTGGGAATTTTTCATCCAAACCATCGATAAACTCTCTTAATTGAGAATTTGCCATTTTGAATTCATCTTCTCCCTTTTCTAAAAAATCATCCATTCTAACCACTTCGTCATTGATTTCCTTCTTGCGAATGTGGATTTGACCGAATTCAATGATTAATGCGTTAATCTTTTGATTAAGCTCTTGCATCGATTTGAATACATCTGCATCTATTTTTGCAGTTTCAATCGTAATTTGTTGTTGCTGTGGGATGTTATCTAAGCTTGCCATAATTTATTGTTTTTATATATATAACTATATTGTTTTTTTGTTTTTATAATATTTTTTCTAATTCTTTTATTACCTGTTCCGATGTTATTGATTTAGTACATTCAAAATGTCTATCCGTACCTTTATGGTCAGGACACCAATTCCAATCACCGGGATCTAATCGTACTCTATTGAAGCATCCTTCACACTTTCCTTTAGGTGGGGATATTCTGATACAATCTTTCATCTCCGCCCATTCATATGAAAATCCACTAATCAAAACAGTAGGAACATCCAAAGCCCAACTCAACCAACTCAAACCACTTCCAATTCCAATGAATGCTTTGGATTTTTTCATTTCATCTATTACTAATTCAAGTGGTCCATCTGGGTGCTTAACTATACCTTTTGGTAATTTATTACCCATATAATCATCACCTTCTTTTGATACTAATTTAACTGTGTATCCTTTTTTATTTAACCAATCTACTATATCTTGCCATCCAGTTGGGTTATTCCAAAATTTAGATTGTGCTGTACCAAATACTCCAATACAAACTTGTTTAGTATTATCTGCTAAAATTTTCCTTTCTTTTATTTTTGGTTTTATTTCAACATAATCTAATCCTAAAATATCCGAACACATTTTTTGCATTGTTTGATGCTTAGGGTCTTTTGGATTCTTATATACATTTATAGTATCATCCTCATTATAAAATAAACCAATACAATACATAGCATATAGATTTGTAACATTTGTTCCAGGAGATACAAATTCTAATTCAGGATATTTTTCCTCAAACATATCGTTCATAAATGTAGATACTACAACTTTACAATTATGTTTTTTTCTAAATTCATCTACATAGGCAAACCATGCTAAACTATCGCCCAATGCTTTTGAATCCAATGCAATATAAACTCTTTTATTTTCTGCATTATAAAGATATTCATACCAAAGTTTACCATCTTCAAATATTTCAATTTTCCATTCTACAAAATATTCAATATTACAACGTGTCCACATATTTGTAGATATATCAGATGAGAATAAAATTCTTCCAGTTTTATTATCTTTGAAATTAACTTTATAATTGCACTTATTTGCCCCTACTACTTCTACAAATGCACCTCTTACAAAATTTAAATTAACTTTATTTTTAACTAAAGTTTTATTGTTTATATTTTTAACTAAATTATCGTAAATCATTAACTCCAAGTTTTAACTGTTAAATCTAATAATGAAAATCCTTCTGCTTGTTTGCTATACATTTTATTAGTAGTGTATCTATTTTTAGGATGATTATAAAATACGTGATTGTACCACAAATCACCAACATCCCAACCACAATCTTTTATTCTATCTAACCACCATCCTTTGGTTCTATTTGGTATTAGATATGCATGTGCAAGGTCTTGGTTGTATGCAGTTTTAGTAAATAGTTCATCTATTTTTGTTTTTTCCCTAGATGGATTATCAGCCAATCCAATAAAATAAACATCATCTCTTTCTGATATAAAACATGCTTTATGTACTATATCAACAAATTCTTCTAAACCAGTATAGATGAATGCATCAGCTTCAAATATTAAAGTATAATCAAAATTTTCAGTATCCATTGTTTCCAATGCATTTCTATGTGCCAAATAGCATCCATAATGTCTACCAGTCATCCAACCCAATCCAGCACCAGGATATAATTCACCAGGCTTATTATCTTTACTTATATGTTCGGGCCTTCTACAATTTTCAGCTGGTGCCAATCCTTCATATACTTCATTTACAATAGGTTGATAAACCATTCCATATTTTTCCAATTGCTTAAGAGATTCAATTGATACAATCTCTCTCATATCATCAGGTCTAGTCAACATATGTTTAATTTGAATTCTAGGTTTCTTTCTTACAAAAGAACGGAATCCTTTATGGGTTTGATTGTAAAAGTATTCATCTGCCGCTTGAGTAACTCCTTGAAATACACCATAATCATCACCACTAATAACTCCACCTGGTTTTACTTTATTATACCAAATATTTAAATCTTCCATTAATGCTTCATATGAATGACCGGCATCAATCATAATAAAATCTATACTATTATTTTGAAATTGATTTGCTGCATTCTTTGATGTATCTTTTATACTTTTAAAAACTCCACGATTTCCTGAAAGTAATGTGTTATCTAAAAATTCATAATAGATATCTCCGTTAAATGCTCCTACTATATTTTGGTGTAAGTCTTCATCATCAGTTCCTTTCCAAGTATCAACACAAGTGAAATCAATATTCTTATTTGATTCTCTTATTTTGGTTGCTAAATGATTTGTTGATTTACCAAACCAAGAACCAACTTCAACAAAAGTTTCTCCTCCATTTGCATTATCTACAATTGTATTATATAATTCGGAGTATGCAAACCAACCAGGAATTTCATTAAATTCAGGTTGTAAGGTTTCTAATATAGTTCTTTTGGTTAATTTTAAATCATCATTAATATAAGTTACTAATGAATTATTATCGTATGTATCTAAGTATGTGTGTAACTTTCTAAATATAGAAGGCATCTTATAAGATAATGCTTCTTTAACTGATAATGGATTTAGTTCTAATATAGATGAAAAATAGAACATATCACAAGCTGCGTAAAATGTATCTACATCATTTCTTTCTCCCCAAACAACACAATTATCAGGTTTAAATTTCATCAATGGCTCCCAATAATTTTGAAAATTCATAGCTTGGTTTCCTACGAAATGAAATTTAATTTTATATTTTTCTAATTGTCTTGCTATTGAAAATATTTCACCTTGATTTTTTCCAGATGAAAATAATCCTACGTTAAGTACGTGTTTCCAAGTTGGGTCTAATTCTAATTCCTTTTGTGCAGCTTCTTTATCAAATACATAATCTTCAATTGGATATTGCCATACATCAGTTTCAACACCAAGTCCTTCAAAACGTTGTCTACTCCATTCAGATACCAAAACGTACTTATCAGGATGATAAATTATATCCTGTGGGTTTGTGAACGAACCATGCGTTGAACATATAATAAAGTAATTTCTATTTGGAGAAAATATCTTTTCAACTATCTCTAATTGTAAATCAAATTGTGGTATTTCCTGAAAATGAATTATATCGGGTTTAAATTCTTTAATTAAATTTAATATCTCCGCCTTATCATCTCCCAATGTTTTTACAGGAACCAATGCTTTGATTCTATTTTTTTGAACTACAAAAGCATCCCCACCACTATTATTTATTTCAATGACTTGTATTTCAAAATCATTTATAAAATGTGTTATCTGCTTGTATGTGTATTGTGGTTGCCCTCCAGTAGATAAATGGGGACATACATAAAGTAACTTTTTCTTTGTCATAAATTGTAACAAATATACGAATAATTTTTCAATTATCCAAATTTATTTTTGGTAAACTACGATTCCTTCCACTAAGTCGATTTCACCATTTGGGTATTTCTTTTCAAAATCAGATAAAATTGTGTTCATTTCTTTACTTGTTTGCTGAAATTCCACTTCTAACATAGTTAAAACTCTTTCCAATTCAGTTATATCTAAATGAACCTGACCAGTGTTTATAATTAGTTCGTTTTTTCTTGTGTTTAGTTGTCTTAGTTTTTCAACTACGGATTCTTCTAATTTTTCTGTATGCTTTTCCATATTATTATTTATATATAAATATATACTTTATTTTTAAGAACTCAATTTATTTTCTAAATCTTTAACTTTTTGTGTTAATTCTTGTACTGCCTTCCACAATACAAATACTAATTCTTGCTTAGCAATACCAGAAGTCATCCATTTTTTAGGTCCGTCTGGATTATCAGGATCTTCAAACCAATCATAATCCACATATTCTTCCAATCCACCCGCTTCCAATTCTTCAGCAATTATACCTATTTGTTGTGGTCTTTTTTCTGCATCTTTATCAATTTTCCAATAATAAGTCCTTATTGGTACGTTATTCACAGCATCTAATATAGATGGATGTTGCCAATCTTCTATTTCTTCTTTAAATCTTCTTGCAGATGTATTTCTACCTACTCTCCAAGTAGATAATGATATTTCCATACCTCTAATAGTACCACCACCGGGACTACCAACATTATTTAATATAATTGCGGGTCTAATTCCACCATCACTATAAGTTGTTATGTATCCTGCGAAAATCCCACCAGTATTCCAACTTATAGCACCAGAACCCAATTCAATATTATTACCATTCATAGCAATTTTACCAGTACTAGCTGCTATATTAATGGCAGTACCATTTGATGTACCACTCAATTGAATCATTGAATTTGAAGTATCCCCTACAAGTGATATAAATCCTTTCCCATCCAACAATGGTGTAGATATACTATCTTCTCGTCTTAATCTAATATATCTATTAGCAGATGTTGCAATTTGAATACCTTTGTTTGTTAATTCAACAACGTTTAAGTTTGCAACTGATGAAATTGATGGAGTAGCTGTTCCAAAGCTGATATTTAAATAATCAGAGCCACCACCACCATAATATCCAGCAACGTAGTTATAACCTGAAGCAATAAAGAATGTTTTAAAAGTATATGATGTTGATGCTGCATTGGGTGGAGAGAATTGAAAAGTTCCCGTATAACCAGAAATGGTTGCGTAACTATCATCAGGACCACCATTCCAATATGTAGAGCCTATTGTTACTTCAGAAATTAAAGTTGCCCCTTCGTAAATTCTATATCCCCAATACAAATCCAAATTACCACCTCTACGAAATGCATCAACTACAGTACCAGGAGATGGCCATACCACAGATGAATCTACATAAGTACCTCCCGGAACACTAAAAGTTTGTCCAGTACTTTCCACCTCTATATTTATACCAACAGAAGCTGCTGGAGATTGATATTCAGAAAGATATTCTGCTGATAAATTTATAGCTCCTCCGGCTAAATCAGTTAATTCTCCAAAGTTTACTTTAAGACGTGTTTCACCACTTTCTTTGATTGCCATACCAGGTAAAGATGGGTCAAAGAAAATTCTACTAGTACTATCTCTTAAATTACCAGTATCAGAATCTACCGTCCAGTTACCAATACTACCATTATTAGCATTAATTGTACCAGCTATACTTGCATTTGTTACTGATAATCCAGAAGAATTTAAAAGAAATCCAGGTCCACTTAAAATACCACCGCCCATACTAATTTGATTGGGCGCTGTTCCAACTAAAACAGAACCAGCAAATGTACCAGTTGCCGCAGATATATCTCCAGCAAATGAACCATTAGCTGCTGATAACGTTCCTTTAAAGAATGCATCTCCAGTTGTATCTATATAAAAATTCTTTGAGTGTATTGAACCAGCTGCTGCTAATGTAATACCTGCACCTGGGTTATATCCACTAAGATTTTTAGTACCACTATATATTGCATCAGATGCCAATTCCCATCCTCCTACTTCTCCCGAATCATGTGAATCACCATTATCAAATGCACCAACTTTACCACCATCTCTCGCAGTTGATGTATTTTTGATTCTTATATTACCAGCAATTTCTAATGCAGAACCATCCCATTTAAGAAATCTATCACCTGCCCCATTTACAATTGAAAATCTACCAGTAGTACCACCAGAGCCAATAGGTTGTTCATATATTCCTAAAAATATACCAGGTCTTTCGTAACCAATAACCGCCCCACCTGGGTTTAGTGATGTACCAGAAGTACCAGCCGAACCAACAGTTGCGTTTTGACCTATAGCGATATATGGGTCAGTTCTACCACCAGCAATTACAATATTAGCAAATGCACCAGTACCATTTTTAGTACCAACGTTAATTGTATTCTTAACATATGACTCTTCAAATATTGCAATCTTAGCTGCTACAAAGAATTCTTCCTGTCCTAAAAATTGCCACCAATCATTATCACCATCAACAGTTGGAGCATGATATCCAACCGGCTGACTATTATTATCATTCGTTGCTGGGCCACTTCCACTAATTGCTGCGTAATATTTTACAGTATCCGTTGTTGCTAAGTAGGTAACCGCATCTCTACGATTGTTTGAAGTTTCTACCGAACCTATATAATCAATCGATGGCGACCATTCACCTCTCATAACAATACCAGGTCCAGTTGCTCCTTCAAATTGTACTGATATTGATTGTGTTTTATAAAGTGTTTGTCTACCTTCACAATTAATTCCATAAACAATCTCACCAGTTAAATTTGTTTCAGGACTATCCCATGCAGAAATACCTGCCATTGATGCTTGTGAACCAGGTAATTTACTACCAACAATTAATCCACCTAATAAAGTTAAGTGAGATGATATAGATGTAATTTCAACCTGGCATTGTTGTTCGTAAGATGAACTACCATATGCATCTATTACAACTCCAGTAAATCCAGAAGGTTTGTTTGTTAATTCATAATTACCTCTATATGCTCTGATAATGTTTGAAGTAGTTCCCAATTCAACTTCACCAGATACTCTATAAACAATAGATGTATTTTCATTTTGCATCTTAGCATCATATGGGGCAGGTTCGGTAAATTGTACAGCAAATGATTGTGTTACAAATTGAACTTGTCTATTATCTTCAAAATCAACTTTATAAACAATTTCTCCTGTTTTATTTATAGCCGGCTTATCCCAAAAAGTTAAGTTACCAATTGTTGCTGGATTTGATGTTGGAAATTTAGTTCCCGCCATAGTAATCCAAGAAGATTTTGAATATATAGATGCTGATGAAAATCCTAAATTTCCAATATAACTACCTAAATAATCATAAACATTGTTTGCTGCATTATATGTACCTGCATTTACATTTGTTAATTGAGTTATTCCTTTAAACGTGGTAATCTTCATACCAGTACCAGAAAGATTTGTATTAAACAAAGTAGCTGATACAGATGTATTATCATTACTAGATACTATTTTATATGCATCTGCTCCAGCTTTTATACCTGCTATTGTTAATTGAGCTTCTGCTCTAACAGGTTTATTTCCAGCTGCTATTGGTGAATTTCCATCAGAATCACCATCCCAAATTTTTACTTTCCAAGTTTTATTTTCACCTGGCCCAGCAGCATCAGAACCCCCAACTGAAATAGATGACTCCTTTGAATTTGGTGTCGTTTCAGGATCAGGTCCTTGATATGGAACTTCACTTCCATCATAATCAATATAGTACCATCTATAAAAAACAGAACCAGTTGTATTAAATGCAGTTGCCGTTAATGTGATATCTCCTTCAGGTTCAGTAACAACTCCATCTCTATTATAGTTTACAGTATAAGATGATGCTTTAAAATCTACCGAACGAGCATTTGGAGGTGCTACTGTTTTTGTAAATGTTTGTGTTCTAGTGTATATAGAAGATGTATATTCATGTCCAGGTCCTAAAGAATATGGGAATACTTCAATTGTATAAAATGCACTTGCCGAAACATATGGATAATCAAATCTATTAAATGTTACATTTGCTCCCAAATTATTAAGAGAACTCGTCAATGAACCTGTTCTTATATTATATAAATTTAAAGAACTACTTGTTTCTAATTTATTTACTTTCCAAGTACCTGGTTTTCTAGATTGAGAATAAAATAATGTATCATCACCTTCTCTTACTTGTATAGATGTATTAGCTGATGAATAATTTACAGGTGTAACATATCCAACTTCATCAGCTTTCAATGCAGATACCAATGGATTTATTAAAATTTGAATTGGTTGTGGGCCATCTAATACTTTTGTATATTGTTGTACAACACTTGCTGTGTAAACTGAAGAAGTATAATATGGTTGAATCTCCAATGGATATCTAATACTTCCACTTAGATTTACCATATTGTAAGATGCACTTACTATTAAAGATTCGGTATATGCATTATCAAAATAAATAAGACCACCAGTAATATTTTGTGCAATAATTGATGCAGTTGCTATATGGAATGTACCAGGTTTTCTACTACCAGTAAATGCCAAATATCTTGAACCTTGCTTTAATTTTATTTCAGTAATAGTTGGTTTATAATCATTTACAATTCCTTTTGAATTTGCAGCCAATGTTACATTAGCTGGATTGACTTCAAAAATAATACTTTCATCTCCCGGTTTACCATCAGGTATAATTTGAAACAGATGGTCTACTGAAACAGAAGCAGAAGTCCAAGGTTCAGTATAAACAAAACTAGTCAATAATTGTTTAGTTTGTTGTAATCTATTACCTAATCTATATGTTGCCGCATTTGCTCTAGATGGAATTATATTACCAGCTTCATCATAAGCAACAACACTAATAGTTGGGTCACAACTATGAGTAACGTATTGAATCCAATACTCAGGAACAAAATCGTTATTTATTGACATTGATGGATATACTTCAAACGAACAACTTAATGGAGAATCAAATTGACCTCTACGGAAAAATGATGCAGTTGCCGATGAAAATATAGGTCTGAATTTGGTTTCGGTTCTTGGGTTTATATTAAATGTATCCGCATCATATAATACAACACCAGCATCCAAACCATCTTGTAAATCAGTTAGTGTTATTGCTGTTAAAATAGATGCCGATGGATTTACTGAACCAGTTGGTATCAAATACAATGTTCTCTGACCATCGATGGAATCTCTATTAAAAATTGCATTATAGTTTATTTGACCAGAACCAGTTATACCAGGCTTAACACCCCTAACCCATTGAGATGCCGATGCATCTTGTAGTGTGATATATTTAGAACCGGATTGAACGTGTAATATAATAGATGAACGCCCAGCAGGCAAACCACTTCTTAATTTAATTTCATTAATACCGTCAATACGAATAGCTTGTACTTCCAATGCTGACGATGAATCAGAGTTTCTAATTACAGTTCCATTATAAGGTCTAATCTCATAATTAACACCACCCTTACCATCTATTACTCTTGTAATTACAATACTATCTTCAACTCCTTCACATTCAGCAGTGTACTCAATATATTGTACAACAATTTCTTCTAAATTTGGGTCTCTTGAACCTGTGAAGTTTTGTACAGTTAAATAAGGTCTATCGGTATTTATGTCATTTAATTGACCAGGAAATTTCCACCAATTATAACCAGGTGTTACAGTTGTAGAATATTGCGAAGATGATAATTCATTATTGAAAAAATCAAATGAACGTGAAGTAAAATGAACCGAACCAGTTAAATAACTTTTTACAACATCTATAAAAATTGTATTAGGTGGGACTGGGTTACCATTACCAGAACCAGAATCAAATTGAAAATATAAAGCCGATGGTATTAATTGTAAATCTTTATTAATACGATTTAAGTTTCCACCATCAAATGTTTTTGATTCTTCTACAACAACAGGAATATAATTGTTATTTATATCATAAAATTGAAATAAGAAATCAAATGTTTCCTTTGGTAAAGTTCTTGGTATTGGTTGAATAAAAGATATCTCATCAGGAGAGAATGAACTTTCTTGAGATGCTCTTAAACTAATATCAGATATGTACCAATCATTACCTTTTACTTCAAAGTAAAGTTTTGCATTAGAAAAGCTGTCAGCTTTAAAGTTTGCTGTAATTTGTGATTTTTGTAAAATAGATGAATCTTCGGTAACAGTAACTATTGATTGTTGTACACCTGTTGTTTGTGTTATTCCTGCGTATGAAGATTGTCTAGAACCACTAATAAAAACTTTTAAATAATCAGATGTATTTATTGTTTGATTACCAAGTCTAACATTAAAAGTTAATGTATATTCAGCACCATCAGTCAATGCCATAGATTTTGATGTAAAATAATTATTTACACCAGTACTATTTAATTTAACCGAATTAAATAAATAAGTTTGATTAAATTGAGTTGTTACATTATTTGATGAAGTAACCCAATATGATTTAAAATTTGTATTATCAAACAAACCATAGAATTCTTCATTTTTTGTTGTTGATTCTAAATCTTTTAACAATTCATTAGATTCCAATTGAATTTCTTGTATGAATTGATAATCAGCTAAATCCGATTGAGATTTTCTAAATATTTTAACTCTAGCACAATCTCCAACAAATGTAGTTAAATCACTTAATGTTATTGTAGCAAACGAACCAGTTAAGGCTGTTTTTAAATTATCAACACCCTCCACATAATTAAATGATGCTGTATATCTTTGATTTGAAAAGTCTTGAACGATTCCATTTATAGTATATGGATTTACTACAGTTAAATCAGTTTTACTTATAACATCATCTGCTTTAGATATAAATCCCAAATCAGTAAATTCAATATCAGTACCTACCACAGATCCAGTCCAAGCACCACCATCATTTATTTGAATTAAATAATTAGTTGGTAATGTATAATCTGTAAGTTTTTCTCCCTGCGATGGTACTTGTGCAAATCCATCTACAAATCCTTTTTGAACAACTGGTGCAACTATGTTTGCGAATATTGGTTTAACTATTTCATTTATTGTTACTTGAGGTCTGCGATAGAATCTAACCTTATCTTCATTTGATATTAATCTATTTACTTTAAATTCCTTTTCCCACTTTACATTATATACACCTTTCCATTCGTCTGGAACATCTCTTACAACACCGCCCTCATCTATATAAGTTTTTAATTCACCAAGAACAGTTATTTTTGCTTGACCGATTGGAGTATCTTCATAAACATAAACAGCAACAAGTTTAGAAACACCCTCATAATATTCAGGAACACCATTACCAGGTTCATAATAAATAGAATTACCATTTACATCTAACATTTGAATCTTTATTTCAGTAGATTCCATTAAATGTTGAGAACCTTCTATTAAGAATCCGTTTTTGCCACCTGTAAATGTATCTTTAAACTCTGTTATTCTAAAGTATGTAGATGTTGGCGCCGTATCAACTAAAAAGGTTTGAAACGATGTCAAATTTTGAGTTAATGTCTCTGCGTATTTTTTTATTACTGCCATAATGTATTCTTATTGTTCTATGATAAATATTTACATAAATTTTTTATGTTTATAATTATATTAGAAAACTAAAGAAAACTAAAGAAACGTTATGAAGAAGTACGCAATGATACAAATTGATAGTGAAATTCACCAAATATTAAAAGAATTTTGCAAAGAAAAGGGATATAAGATAAACGGATTGGTTGAGACCCTTATAAAAGAAAAGGTGGAATCCTCAAAGAAGACCCCACCTAAAAATGTATTACCAGTTGTTAGAAGTTAATTTTAGAAAATCCTTCTACTTTTTTAATTTCAATAAGTCCATCCACAATATCTCGCATTTGTTCTAAATGGGAAATTACCCAAATGAAATCAAATTGAGTTTTAAGATATTGCATCATCATAAATAATGAAGATAGGTTATCTGCATCCAATGTTCCAAACCCTTCATCGATTACTAAGAAGTTAGGTCTTGGTAGGTTGCATATGTTAATTAGAGCCACTCTAATCGCTAATCCACTAATGAACTTCTCCATACCACTACACATCTCTAAAGCCCATTCCTGGTCTTCGTAAACGATTCTAGCGTTAATGTTCTTTCCATCGGTATCCATTGAGATTGAGAAGTCTACTACTTGTCCTAATATATTGTTCACTTCGTTTTCAATTGCTGGAAGTGCCTTAGATATTAACTCATAAGGTACGCCATCTTTCTTAACTGCATCTAAGTAGAATGTATATAATTGGTTTTTACTTTCCAATTCTTTTACTTCCTCCATCTTAGCTACCATATTATCAATGTAGGTTTTTGTTGCTCCTACCTCTGACATTAATTTCAACATAAGTTTGTTCACATCAGATATTTGCTTTTCTACACCTTGCTTTAATCTACGAACATTTTGTATTTGAATATCTAATGCTTGATTCTTTGTAATTGTTTCTACATTATCATTATATCGTTTAATATCTGCATTTACAGTTTCGTTTTGAGTTTGTAATAATTCAATTTTAGAATCTGCTGTTCTGATGTCCGCTTCTAATCGTTCTCTAACTATAACCAATCGTTTGTACTCATCGGTCCATTCTTTCCATCCTTTGAATTGGTCTTCTACACCTTCCCAAGAATCTAAAGTTTGTTGAATACCCGTACATTGTATAGTTGCATTTTTAACAAACCCTTCCAATTCAGGTAATGCTTCTTTTGCTCTCATTGCATCTTTAACAAATTCATTATCGCAACAAAACTTACAATTTGGGTCATATTCATGCTTATCCAAATGATTAATCTTTTCTTTAGCAGAATCTAATTGTGAC